TTATTAAAGTACTCGTTAACAGTTAATACAAAATGTTCTTGTACGTCTCGTTTGGAACTTTGTACATTGCTGATATAACGATTGAGAATAAAATATTCGTTCTTAAGAGCTTTGCGTTGCTCTGCATCCATCTCGTCCCATAAGGTTCGAAAGTTCATATCAACAGCCGCAAGTTTTTCTTTAAGTTCAATCTTTTCACTCATAGCGGTTTATCCTTACTAAGCCTGTATATCATTATAGCACGGTCCAATGCCTTTTGTAAAGCTGGATTGGTCTTTGCTTCTCGCCGAATCTCGCCCCATAGTTTATCTTCCATTATATGTTCTCGCAATGGTCGACCATCATTTGTGCGAGGATCAGGTTTATCTTCCATTTCGTACTTATAACCAATTAGTTTACGTTCCGCGGCACCAAATTCGCGAGCATATACTTCATCACCGTTGCGTTCGTAAATGTAAGTAGCACCTGGTTTAAGACTGCCCATCTTGCATATCCTCACGAGGCACTAATATTGAATCAAATGCCATAACAGTCCTGTGCCCGTCACCCTTCCATGGATACACAGTATGCGGAAGATGACTTGGGAATAAGATAAAAGTTCCCGGCTCTGGTGTATATTTCCAAGTATCATTCATTATAAACTTGGTCAAATCTTTGTTTGTAGGCAACCTAAATAAAATTTGACCATCTGAGGGTAGCCTAGCTTCATCATAATCCGGTGCACTTATATAAATGTTACCACTTAAATTACCAGCAGGATGTGTGTGCATTTCCTGATAGTCTCCGGCAGTTTGCCTAATGGTCCAAATGCTGGTAACTTTGGGTTGACAATATTTTAAATCTTCTACGCCAGATTGTGTGGTAATTAAATCCATATAACCCTGGCATGCTTCTTCTAACCAAGATACAAGCCACTGTACATCTACATTTAAATTGTTGGGATAAACTTGTATTTGTTGTCCGCCGCGAATACTTAGACCTGCGTTATTTGCATCATTGAGTTCGGGATGCGAATGTAGCATTTCAGAAAGATTAAATATTTTACTAAATTCAACCGGACTTACTGGTCCTGCTACCACGACTGTGGGCGCAAAATAAGCTATTTTTAATGTCATAATATTTTATCCAAGTGAATGATTTCGCTTTGTCTACTAATTTCTTTAACAAAGTATGCACAGTCTGGTTTGTCTCCAAACCGTGTAGGTGTTGCTAACAATTGCCCATTTTTCATTTTAGGAAAGTACCATTTAACATCGTTATAAAAATTTACAATTTCAATCTTCTTAAACTCAACTCTAAAACTACTAAGCGGGTTAAAAATTAATGCTTCAAATCCCCTGTCATTTAAACTAGTTAACGGAAGAATTTCAATATCAGTTGCGGCACTGCTGTCACCTACTGCTATACTCCAATCCAACGGCATTGCTATTTCATCTTCGCCTATTCGCAAAACCATTGCTGGGGCATTGAATGATTCTAAAAAGATTAACGGCATAAAGAAAAAATCCGGTTCCTTTGCATCACTATTATCTAGTACAGCGAATCTTGTGTTTTCGTCCACTTCATCTGGTAAATTATTAAGTGAAAATGTTTTGTTATCAAGTGTTAATATTTGCATTATTTTTCTTATCCATTAAATTTCTTATTTTTTGATATCCGAATTTAAAAGAATGTGCCCACCCTGAAAATTTATCTGTATAAATTTCATCAGTCATTACTTTTAATTCTATTGTTACTGGTCGTTCAGTGATTGGAATCATATGCATCATCACGTCAGTTGTTTTGATTCTTACATTGTAAGGTTGTGGGCCTACTCTAAATAATGTATTGACGTTTGCTTGATTATTATATCTAAATTCAACCACACCCGGTATACCACTCCAGTCAAGCGGAGATTGTTGATGCCAAGTAGGTTGTATTAACATCCATTTAATTGGTTCAGCGCACCAAAACCACCAAGGGTTATGGAATTTGAGATTGGTATAACCGTTCCACGCACCGGCGGCTTCAACAGCAACATTGTGTTGACTTGTAGGAGTCATACTGTAAAACGATACTGGAGATTTCACATCAGCTTGCCCATTGGGGAGAATAGTGATGTCAAACTCTCCCCACGACGGTATTGTAAAACCTTCCCCTAGTAAATCTTTAAGACCGCTACAATTTCTTACATTATCATCGTGATAAGATTTTGGAAGTTTATCAAACCAAATAGGCCGCATTTCTTGGGTGCGTTTTATTGGAAAGTAATCAATCAAATCTCCTACCGGTGCATATGCTTCTAGTACTATTGGTTTATTCTTTTTAAAAAACATAATTATTTCCAGTCTACCTTTTCAATAGTGAAAGGATATTTGGCATCCTTGTAAAATTTCTTTCGTTCTGTGAGATGTCGTTTGGCATACTTACAAGTGGACGTGACATCCCAAATTTGAACAAAATCCTTGTCTTCTGCTTTTCTTATGCCGCGGCCAATGCTTTGGATAACTCTAGTAAACGATTTGCCAGACTCCAACAATACCAAGTTAAAGATCCTAGGAATATTAATACCAACAGCCGCGACACCATAGGTTGCAACAATAATTTTGTTAGTACTGGTTTTAATTTCATCATACTCCTCTTTCCTATCTTTAGTCTTGACCTCTCCAGACACAAAAACAGCATCTTCTAATTCATTAATAATAAATTTGCCTGAATCAATTCTATTAACTAGAACCAATGTGTTGCCTGTTTGTGATATTTTTTTAATAAGTTTGCTGACATAGATCATTCTATCATCGTCAGTTACTAGATACTTTAATTCTTCGCTGTATGCTGAAAATTCAGGTAGGTCTATTAGTTGTACTATATTAACATGGCAAGTGCTTAATACGCCAATGTCTTGTAATTCGTGGGCTTTGATTCCGCCAACTACCGGCCCAAGGCTTGCAAAAATTTGTTCGTATTCAAATTTTTCTTTAGGAACAGTACCTGTTAGACCCCAACGTATAGGTGCATTGCATAAGTTTTGTGTAAGCAAATTCTTTAACACTTCGGCTTTGGCCATGTGTACTTCGTCCACAATCACACACTTAACTCCGTCAAGAAATTCAGCCAGTGTTACAATATCGTGCTCGTGATTTTTACTTTTCTTATCTAGAATATTAAGACTTTGCCATGTGCAAATGGTATGTGTTTTGTTTAAATCTTTACGGTCGCCATAGTAAACACCTACATCTAGACCTACTGCAATAAAATCTTCCTCAGTTTGCTCCACTAAACTTTTGTTAGGCACAATAGTAATTGTGCGGCCATATTTCTCAGCCAACTGACTTAGGGTTGCAGTGGTAATTGTTTTGCCAGCACCTGTGGCAATTTCTTGTAAACTCTGTGTATTGATTAAAAATGTATTAATTGCCGCCACTTGATAGTCACGCAACATAATAGGTTGGCCAGCCTGCTGGTGACCTTTCGGCCATACTTTACCTTGATCGGCCCAGTATGTTTCAGTCACTGGGGTAAACGAAATTGCGCTGGTAGTGCGTAAATCTTCTACGTCATCAACACTAATTCCCAGCTTGCTCAGTATGCCAAATATAGCTTCTAGTTGGCTGAGATAACCATTGCCGCCAAGACCAAATAAACTAACCATGCCGTCCCAACGTCCAAGTTTAAATGCTGGATGATATCTTGCATAGGGAATTTCGTATTTAAAAGAGTTGGCTAGTTTCTTGCGAGCATCAAGTGGCAAGCCTTCTAACTTAATGTTGACTTCGTCTTTGATTATCAATTTAACTGACATGATTTGCCTTCAAATCCAATACTGGTTTAGTGTCAGTATACGACACAACCAAGTCACAACAGTTGGCATATACCATAGATTTATTATTTCGTATAGTGTCTAACACAATTACACTCATAGGAGTCCATTTATTTTTTAATAAAAATTTAGGTATCTTACTAGCTTGAATTCCTACAACAACAGTATCGTCATCTAATTGAGCGTTGTATTTGTTACTGGATATAAGTTGATTAAATTCTTTGCCAATGCCTTGGCTATCTAATCTAAAATATATACCAACGCTGTTATTGACTTTGGTTTCTTTTAATGCTGTATCTAGCATTTTCATATTTTTATATACTGTGTCGGAATCCCAGTTAGGAAATACTATTAGTATAGGAGCTCTACGTAGCTCTATCAAAGAAGATATCACTTGTTCTAAACTATAAAGTGTGCTGTCTACCCATACTTTAGATGTGTTTCTGTATGCAAGTTCTCCTGCTAATGTTCCGGGTTTTTCTTCTTTATTATCAAATGTATACTGATATCTGAAACTTCTATCTTTGATTATCAAATGATCAATTATTGTTTCAATGCCAAGTTCACTGGTAATACTTTTGTGAAAATTTTGATTTGAAATATTAGAAATGTCAAACCTATCCTCGACTTCTTTTCTTTCCCAGCTTTTAATTATAGTTGCGTAACTAATAATTTCTTCATCTATTTCAAATTGCAACGGAGATAGTAGATCAACTAACAACATAATATTTTGTTCAGTTAATGTTGCTGAGTATCCTTTGGCAGGATGTACTTGTACAAACCCTTCTATCTTATTGGCATTGGTTTGTAATAATTTTCTTATGTTAGCCGAATATGAAAAATTAATACTCA